CAGTGGCTAAAGCCAGGGCCACTTCATTTTGAATCTGATTGCGCATATCATAATTAACCTGGTCAGCAGATGTAATAGTTGCTGTAGTTCCTGATTTGTACGTAATAACGACAGTAGTTGCTGTTGCAGAATCGCTATAAATACTCAAAATGCTATTACAGCTGACTAGTTGATTTCCCTTGTCTGTTACAGGGATACTTAGATACTTTTCCATTTGAAAAAATGTTTATGGATGAATAAAGACCAAAGATAGGCCTTTTAAAAAATCACTCTAGCTGCTTGTCAAGCATCTTCAATACCTCGATACCATCATCGCTCTGCAAGTAAGCCGCGATAGCAGACTTCGGGTCTTCACCAAAAGGAACGGTCATCATACGTTTCTTATTGGTCTTCAAGTTGAAGTGGATATCGCGTCCGTTATTACGCATACCCAAAAGCCCTTTTTCAAGGATTAGTGACACCTTGCCGTACAGGTCCAAAGAGGGGTCTTCTAGCGCTTCTAAGAAGTCAGAAGGGTATTGCTTAGCTAGGATTAAGATATCTCGTTTGAGCTCAGCAGAAGAGAGTTTACTAGGGTCAATCTCTAGGAGAACCCGAGCAATCATCTCCATCTCCGTCACACTCATCTTACGCGCAGCTACCAAAGCGTCCGCCTCGACAACCATATAGTCTAGCTCCTCCTGAGCGTCCTTCTCTTTATTGACTTCAGAAAAGGTAGAGCCTGAGTCAGGGTGCAGACTCAAAAAATGCTGTAGTACCTGGTTTTCTTTTGGTACCGAAAGGAACCCGTCTTCAAAGACGATTGGTTCTAAAATAAAGTTTCCGTCTTGCTCATCCTCGAATGGAGTTTTCTGATTGCGAGCATACCGTAAAGCGCGATTGACTTGTCCGTCAAAATACATAAGCGGCTTACGGGCGGTGTTGCGGGAAGACAGCGTAAAAGTTAGCGGTGCCACGTCGCGGTTAAGCTTGTAGATTTTGTCTACGAGTTGAGCTTGTTTTTTCATTTTATTGAATTAAGAATTTATAAGAAAAAAGGGGAGGGGGTTTTGCTGCCCCCTCCCTTTCAGAGATTAGTCACGGAACAAGAAGAAGTTGTTCGCGCCGAGCGTACATACAGCTCGCTCAGACAGGAAGTTGACTTCCATAGCGTCGAGGTCGCTAGTACGTGCTCCACCAGCAGAACCAGTAATCCAAGTCTTGTAACGGCGGTCTTCAGTTTCTGAAGCGCGGTACCGAACGTGGAGGAAAGGTCGCTTAGCGTTCTTACCCATAATTTGGTCGTATACAGTTGTTGAACCAGCTGGCACCAACAATCCGTCTACCTTACCGCCAGTCAAACCACCGCGCATAGTTGGGTCGTTCAAGTACTTCCAGTCAGACTTATAGAAGTCATAACCACGTCGGAAGCCACGGAAGCCCAGGTTCAACGCCATCTCTTCGTCATTGTCGAAGAGGCCGTACGAAGTACCACCAGTTCCATAAGAGTTCTGAGCAGCCAACATATCGTCGATAGCGAATGAGAAGTCACGGTTAACGAAGATTACATTCTCTTCGATAGAACCCTGCTTATCCAATCGCTGGATGATAGTGTCAAACTCAGCCAATGTAGTTGGGATACCTTGGAAGACGTTTCCTCGGTTGTTAACTACGTGGAACACACCTTCTGAACCAGCGTCTGTACTTCCTACAGGTCCACCAGTTGCCGAATTAGTAGCACTACTTAAATAAGCCAAAGCTCCAGAACCAGCAGCAGCAGGTACAGCTTCAATCATAGCAGTTTCCAAGTAATCGTCAAAACGAAGACGTGTCTCGTGCTCAGACTTCAAATACCATAGGTATCCAGTAGCTCCGTTTTCAGAAGTTACTTCAACCCAACCGATTTGAGCCATATCAGAACCGTTGACAGCGTACTTATCCTTCAAGATAATTGGCTTATTCTCAAAGAAGTTATCTTGTGCTTCCAAAGAACCTTCCATACCATTTGTGCCTTTGGCAAACTCAGAGCCATAAACAAAAAGGCTACAGGTAACATTTTGAGCCATAGCTTGGTCAGCCTCATAAAGGCGTACCCCAATAGTAAAAGTTCCACCAGATACAGTGCCTACAGTTTCAATTACTCCTTTGTTAGAAAGAGTTCCTGAATTAGCAGAAATCATAACTGTTTGCCCTTTTCGTAGAGAAGCGCGTGTCTCACCGCCACCAAGGGTGATTGTATATTCAAAAGCCGTAGCAGTAGCTCCACCACCCTGAGCAGTGTCTGCATTTACGTTATTATACTTAATATGCAAACGCCCTTGCTCAGCCCACTTGATGAGGTCAGAGTTAGAAGGCATCTCCGCTCCTACCATACGCAAGAAACCAGATATAGTACGGTTTCCATAACGCTCGAATTCTTTCTCGTACGTATCAGGGAGATACTGGTTCAAGAACTTAAAGTCAGTGATATAATTTGTCTCCAGAGCTTGTTTTACTGGAGCTGGGGTTAAATCAAACCCAGGGGTTGTTTGTACAGCCATTTTTTCTGTTTTTAAAAATTATACTCTACGGGCGCTCCTAATTTTTAGTCCGCGTCCCGAATCGGAATTTACACTCCGAATTTGCATTCCATCCTTCCTTGATGTCTCAGGCACCTTTCGAGAATCCATATTTATATTTTTGGATTTACGACTGATGTTTTCGACTCCGTCAGCTTTGCCCTGCTCATAAAAGAACTGGGCGAACTTAGAAGGATTCATTGCAACGCTCAAAGCCTTATGGTATCCTGCTGCGTCCTGAATCAAACCGTCGTCACCCATAAACTTATTTATAAAGTTCATAATGTCAATCTGGTTTTTTTTCAGCTCGCTAGCATTCCCTGGGTTAAAAGTGACGTCCTTATCTCCGACCTTAAATTCAAAACCTTTGAATCCATCAGAAAAAACTTCGTCAGTCTTATCCCGAAACCACTCGTTACGACGAGCGTTCTCTTGTTGGACACTACTAGACTCCTTCACGTATTGTTGATAGGCTTCAAAATTTTCTTTTTCTTCGCCAGACAAAGGATTCCCGCTTGACTCAAGGGGTACCTTATATTGCTCTTGAAGGTCTGAGAAGTATTTCTTAGCCTTATTAACCTCTTTCTTCTTAGCGACCTTTCGCTTACGGATGACAGCCTCTTCATCGAGGTCTTCATCGTAACTGAAATCGTCTACCATACTCTTTACATCGTCGGCATCTAAGCCGTCCTCTGTAGCGAGATAGTAGTCCGCTAAGAGTTTGTCAGGGTTCATCTCGTCATAGTCCTTGTTGAGTTCAACAAAGTCTTTGAGCCCACGACCCGTCTCTTTTTTGAAACGGAAATAAGCGTCTACATCTTCAGGAAGTTCGGGCGCGGACTCGCGCTCTTCGAATAGCTCCCCTACGGTGTTAATCTCTTTTCCGTATCGTTCCTTTAGAAATGAAAGAACTTGTTCCTCATCTAAACCAGCGGGCTCATCTTGTGTCGGTTCCGACACAGTTTCAGCTACTGGCTCATCAAGCGTTTCACTACTTACTTCGGCCTCGTGTTTTTCAAGAAGCTCCTGCTCCACTTCTGCAACAGACTTCTCTTCTACCGCGCCTAGGTCTCGTACTTTAATTTCCATTGTATTTAATTTGTGCGAAGATAATTATTTTTTACCGACCTCATCGTGGCTCAAATTCAGCAAGGTCAAAGCCATCAAGGCTGTCCTCATTTGATTCAAAATTAATAGGCGGTAAGTTATTCTTACGCTGATTGATTAGTTTCGACTGCTCTGTATTTTGCTGGCTGATACGTTTAGCTTTAGCGTCTTCACGCATATCTTCTCGCCCAGCAATAAGTTCCTCAGTAACGCCCTTGAGCTGCATATTGTAATTAAACTCCTGCTGCATCAACTGGTTTTTCAGCTGAGCCTCCATCTGCATACGCTCGATATCAAAAGCCACCTCGGCTTGCTTAATCTGCACCTTCTGCTGACCTTCAGCCTGTATCTTCATCATCTGAGCCTCCGTGGCTAACTTCTGCGACTCGAACTGCTGCTGAGCCTGCATCTGCTGCTGTTGAAGTTGCATAGCTTCCTCGCGCTCTTGCTTCTTCTTGCGCTTGAGCTTGAGGAGTTGGTTTGCCAACTTAATGTTTTTAATCTCTCTGATATCGATAGCGTCCTCTAAGTTGATGTCGTTCTTAGACAAAGCCATTTGGATATTTTGCTCAAGCATAGCCCTTTGCTCTTCGTCGGGGGCAATCTCAATAAAGACACCGAAATCGTAGATATACAAATCCTTGATATCGTTAAGTATAGATATATTGTACTTACCGATTTGATTTGCAAACTCTTCCTTGAAGTCTGCGTACTCCAATATATCAGCTACCCTGCAAGAGAGGGCTTCTGCCAACGACTTCAGAATAAACAAACTACCGTCTAAGATATGACGAGTGGCTACGTTAGAATTGAGCGCCGCTAGCTTCTGTACCCCGACTAGAGAGTTAGGGTCAGGCATAGAGCCGTCACGCGCTTCGTTGAGACCAGTGATATCACGTATCATATTGAGATAGTGATTGTAGTTCCCAATCAAAGCGCTAATTTTAGACTGCCCTGAGTTACTGGTGAGCTGCTGAATAGGGACTCGTGCGTTATTAAACTCACCGTCCTGCGTATAGCTACGCCCCACCACGCTACCTGTCTGGAAGTAAAGCCGTAAAGCGTCCTCGGGATTGTATGCGTTGCCTGTCCCTAGGTCTACTTCGTTAAGTCCGTCAGCATCAATAAACACACCGTCAGGGACGATGCGAGACATTACCTGCTGTAATTTGAGGTGGGTAATCTGTATCTGGTCAGCCAAAGGAATCATACGTCGAACCAATGATTCGATATTGCCTTTGTACATACGTGGCGCACAGGCCAAGTAGTTAGGTACGGCATACTGAGATGCAGATTTAGGACGGACCATATTTTCCGCCATCTCCCACTTGAGAATAATATTGGTCCCCATTACCATAACGCCCTCATACCATACATCGATAGTCTTCTCGATTTTTTCGAACCGACCCTCCTCCATCATCTCTTCTGGCGGGTTAAATGTATCGTCCTTCTCAACCACCTTAGCGCCTCCGCCATCCATCACCTTCTTCTTATAGACAAACTTTTGCGTTGTCTTGTAGTTGAAGTACATAAGGGTCGTGGTATCTTGATAGAAGATATCGTTATCGTAGAACTGCTGTACATTGTAATAATCGTACCAGCTCTGAGAATGCTTTGAAATCTCTTTTAGGTCGTCCGTAGTCAGCGTAGGGTCTATCTTGATAAGCTCAGTGATAGGCACCGTCTTAATTTCTCCCCAGTAGAAGTTGTCCTGAAAAAACGGGTCTTCGGTATAGCTATAGACCACATTTGCGGGGTCTACATACTTTACCTGTACTCCGTCGCCCTTGAGGAACTCGTGCTTAACCATACCGACACCTAGCACCGTAAGGTCGTAGTCTACGCGCTGTCGGGTATCGTTATATTTATTCTGCTCTAAAAGTGTGTTAATAGCTTCTTCCTCTGCTATTTCGATAGCAGGTTTGTAGTTAAGTTGCATATACAACGAAAGCTCTTCATCGCTATTAGGGAGCTCGTCAGGAGATACGGTAAATGGGTCAACCCCAAACCCTTCTTGCACCTGCATCAAAAGGTCTTTAGAAACCATCTGAGCCTCTATCATATCCTGATACTTACTGCGTTTAGCCGACGACATAGCGTCTTGAGCGTAAGCTTTTACATCAAACAATCGGTCCGACATACCGTTGACTACGATATCTACAAACTTAGGAATGATGGGTATTGGAGTCCAATCCAGGTTCAAATAAGAAAGGTCGCCATCGACCGAGAGTTCGCTTTTATATTTAGCAATAGATTGCTCTCCGCGAGCATACAGTCGGAGTCGATTAAAATCCCTCCACTGACTGTAAAAACGACAACCGTTTCCATCCCTTTTAAACCACTCATATTGAATGGCTTGTCCAATCTGCAATCCATACTCATAAGTCGCTTTTTCAGCGTCAGACACAAATTGGGTAGGGAACGAGGCAGATGCTATGTTAACCTGAACATCTCTCATTATTTAACTAGTTCGCTTATATTTCCACGATTGTTGTACCTAGCAAAGGTAACGGATAATTTCGATTGCTTTTCAACAGGCTGATAGATGTGTTTTTGGTTAGCCATAATAGCCAATCCAGAGCTTATCGTGGCGTCAAATCGAGTCCTGTTGTTGATATCAAACTTAGCCCAATCTTCGAGCGTCCTAGTAAATGGCATAGTACCTATATCGCCCTGTTCTCGGTACGTCCCTTCCATATCAATACCGACGTGTTTCTCGATATATGTCTCGATAGCAGATGCGTGAGATTGCTTAACGTCTTCCGACGTATTTGGTATACCACCCAGCTCCCTCTCAGTTTTTGATAGTTTATTAAACTTCTTGTCGGGACGATTCATTGAAAACTTACGGTATCCCCTGTTCTTGAAATGGTAAAGTAACCTTGGCTTGTTATTCTCCGTAAGGATAGGCATACCATAGAATATACAGGCCATTAGAACTTCTTCGAAAAATATCTCAGCCGTCTGCGGACGAGCTACATATTCTAAAAAAAACTCGTTACTAGGAGCGTCGTCCATATTAAACTTAGTCATCCCGTGCAAAGAGCCGTTCGAACCCCTGCCCCCGACTACACCAGAGATGTCGTACGGGTCGCAACCCAGGGAGCCGATATGCTCATTACCTGGGTACTTCATACCATTGCGCACAATGACGTGGTTCTGCATACGTGATGGCGGTGTCCACCCGAGTAAAAACCGACCGTTACGCTCTGGCGTCCATATAACTTGGCTGTCTTTCTCACCGTTTTTCCAGTGAAAAGAACCTCGAGTTAAATAGTGCTCCTTTATCATCTCATCGTTATAGTCAATCTGCTGGTATATCTTCGTTAGATTGAATATAGACTGCTTACTCTCGTCGCGAAAAGCGTGAGACTCAGTACGCGGAAACTGACGGTAGAACTCGTTGAGGGCGTCGGGGTCATTCTTGAGTGAAGCCACCTCATTCTCCCAGTACTCGATAGCACCCATCTTAATAGGGTTGCCATCAATACCCTTGACGTCGTGAATCGGCTTCCTAAATACAGGCATACCATACCTATCAATATAGCCTTCAAAGTTCCACTCCATAGGAATAAAAAGGCTGTACATACCGCTCTTCGTCTGACCGTTGGCGTTACGATTGCTTACATCAGATTGGGTGTATAGGGTCTTGTAGTTGCCACCGCCCTTGCTTAAAGCGTTGGAGGTAGAGCCCATCATACACTTCCCTATAATTCGGCTACCTAGACGTAGGCAAGTTTTCGTGACGCGCCAGTTATTTAAAAT